GAGCCAGACAGTGCAGTAACACTACAATCAATTAGACCTTGGTTTGCATTAAATGTTGCTGTACCGCTACCAGCTACACCAGTACTCCAAAGACCATTGTCAGCAAATCTATGACTAGAATCAAATAGAGTAAGCGGCGATGATGTACGCAGTCGGCCAAATGCGTCACCTGCAGTTTCAGACTGCAATATTGAAACACTACTAGCATCAAGAAAGTCTTCTATCTTACGAGACAGCGTATAATTTTTAGTGTAGTTCGGCATTTTGTTATTAAAGTAATAGACTATTTAGACTTGCGAACTAAACTTAACTCTTCTTCCATATCAGAAAAATCATAGTCATCATCGCTCGCTTCAATCTCGTATTTTTCATCGACTGCAATATATGCATTGTCGAGCGCGGTGTATAGTTGCGCTATAAGTGAACGAGTTTCTTCGTCGATTGAATCTAATTCTGAAAGAGTGTTATAGATCTCATCAGTCATTTCTGAGATGTCTTCTAGCATAGCAAGTGATTCGCCTAGCGAATCACTTTCTTCTTCAGTGCCTTCATTTATGGCTTCTTTATCCAAATCACCTTCTTTAATTGTGCGCATACGTTTATGAAGAGCTTTGTTTGCGTCATTCAATTTAGCATAGCTTTCAGTGCCATCACGGTCGATTAAACGCCATGGAAGGCGGTCATCATACATAACTGCAAAAAAGATGTCTGCCCATTTTCCAGCACGCATTGGAATGCCCCAAAGTTCTTCTACTTTTCCACGATTAGGTCCTGGTTTGTATGTAGAAGGCCCGATTGGAGCCTTTTCAAAACCTAAAGATTTTAGTGTAGAAATAAATACCTTATATTCTGCCATCATGCGACCGAGCAGCTCGTCACCAGATGATTCGTTTAAAATTTCGTTTAATGATTTCATGCTTGTTGAATATACTTATTAAAGTTTTCTTTTAGTTCTACAAGTGAAGAATAGCTTGGTGATGTGGATGCATACTCATAGAGTGCATCTGTGTCTTTACATCCAGTAGCAAGTGAGACTATCTTCATGATACGAAGAGTGTCTAAACCTATTTCAGTTTCTTCCTTGATTGGATAGCCAACCTGCGCAGTCTTTTTAGTCTTTACAATCTTTAGCTTTGACGGATGCTCACTTGAAATTGGTGGAAGGTGAGCGCTGCGTATGCTACGCTTTGCGCCGTCTTCGCTTGAGGAGGTTGCAACCACTGTGCCGTCTGTAGTGTCTACTACTGCATAGAGTTCGCGCATTTCATCAAGTTCTATAGACTCTTTACGAGTTTTCTTACGAGTTTTCATTAACAACTCATAGGTACGTCCATCATAACCGTTCTTTGCCCACAATTCGTGTTCATCATCGGTTAGACCTTTCATAAGGTCAGCAATTGCTTTCCAATTTTCTGTATCGATATACCGGTTTATTTGACTTGCAGATACTGTGCCTTCTTCAAGTTCGATTTCATCTTCTTCCTTTCTTAAATTAGAAAACACTTTTCTCCAGGCAGCAGCCCTCTTAGCACGATCTTCTTTGTTTGCTTGACGAACTTGTGCGGTGTATGACATCTTTTTGCCATTTGTCTTAGTTTGTTCTTCAACAGTGTCTGTAATTACTGCTTCTTCTATACTCTCATTGCGTTGAGCAGCATAATATGCACCGAGTGCCATATTGATACGTTCTTTTTTTGACTTTCCGGCAAAGCGGGAGTTGTCACTGTCAATAAAATCACGAATCCAATCTCCGACTGGATCACTCTTTTTTAGTATTTCAGATAAGCTTTTAGTTTTCATATATTGTTGTATGTTTTGCCCAGGGGTGTCTTTTATATATTTATATAATAGGGCTTTTGTGCCCTCAAAGCCGGCACCATATTCTTCATCGAGTTGTGAATTCATAACTAGTTATTTCTCGTATGTCATGTATAAAAAATTTAACTTGTTTGTCTTCAGTTTCATTTACACACGTGACATAGTTAGGACCACGATTGACAATCTTATATTCTACGTTGTCTTTTATCGCCATTACACTGTCTCCAACGTTGTATATCTCACCAGAGATATAACGCTCACGTGTTTCGCTGAGTGTGTCAAACTGAACGTGTTTACGAAAGTTATGACTTTCTTTTAGTCCCATACCAACGCGAACCGCATTAAAAAGATCTTTAACTGCGCCAAATGTTTTTGGTACTCCTTTAGCAAAGGTCTCTAGATCGTTGGTTGCAACGGCACTTCTCATTTTAGATGCGCTAATTTTGTATGTACTTTGACCTGTTACTGCATCTACATCTGGATCACGTTGACCAGTAGATACAATCTTTATACCGTCTTTAAATTTATAATAGCCATGACTGCCCTTAACTCCATCATATTTTTGTAGAGTCGCTTTAAATTCTGCAACACGATCGCTGCCAACCGCAACGATAAGGTGTGTGTAGCCTTCATCATAGACGCTTGATGCGACGTTAAAAATATTTTTAATTGAGCGATCTAAGATAATATTACGACCATACTGCGGAAACATCTTTCGCATAAACTTGATCTTTTCTTCATAGCCAAGAGGATTTTTCTTAGGATCTTCGCTTTGAGAAGCATAGATTCTAAATGGCTTTCCCTTTGCAATCTTTTGAGATATTGCATCAAAGTTTTCTTCATGTCCTATTGTAGGAGGGTTGAAGCGACCAAACGTGACGACTATTTCTTTAGTCGTTTCCTCTAGATATGTTTTAAATGATTTTATCATATTATTTTTGTGTTCGTGCCTTGAGACGTGCATTTTCTTTAGCACGAACTTGGCTTAACAGTCGTTGAGCCAAAGATTTTATCAAGGTTTTCTTTTGTGAAAGCATCTTTTCGATACGAGCACGACCAGCAAACGATAGTTCGCTTTTGCTCTTTCCGCCAGACAATCTTTTAACTAGTTCATTGCGAGCTGCACGTTGGGCGCGTGTCTTTAAAACAATGTTTGAAGCGCGACGACGAGAGGCACGATCACGACCAACTTTGATTCTTGATTTTAAACGTCTCATAATTTGACGACGCTTCATACGCTGTTGTGGAGTTAATGCCTCAATAATTTCAAATTCTTCTTTTAGCATTGCCAACACACTGTCACGAGCATTTGTTAACAAGTCTATAGAGACTTGAATTTCTTTGGTCTTGTCTTGTTTTTTAAGACGTTCTAGCTCTGCATTTATGCGGCGAAGTTCGGCGTTCAACTCATATTTCGACATTGTGTCATAGACAGACTCTTCCATTTCTGGTTCTTCTTCACTGATCATCCAATCACGTTTGCGTTTTTTGTATGCAGTGATCATAATGTCGAGCGGATCATAGTCGTATGAGCCATCTGTAGGGTCAACTGTTAGTAGATCTTTAAGTCTTACTTCTTTTTTCATATGCAGATTATATATTTATACTTATTTACCCTTATGCTGCGCCCACAGGTCAGCATCTGTAGTCTTTTGAGTAGGTCCACCCACAATAAAGCTATTGACACGAGCATATGCCCATTGCTGTTGATTTGCTCCAGGACGATGACCTGTTTTCCATGCAGCCATACCACGATCAAATACTTTTTTAAGAATGCTGTATGCTATTCCAGTTTTTTCTGATTTCTTTTGCAATGCTGATAGTTCTGACTCTTCAAGTTCTTCTCCATATTTGTCAGCATATGCTTTTGTCCACTTAGATGTTTTTGTGTCTGCGTGTGCGTCTCCTGGAGCAGGTTTGTATGCACTTGGATCATCATCACTCATGCGCGTCTGACGATTAAAATGAGCACTCCGTTTGTCAGATGTGCTTTTAGACAATCCTTTATAATAACCTGAGTTTTCTAGTAAATATTCTTTGAATGATTGCATTATGATGGAGTCGGTGTAAAGTTTGTCATATAGTGATCATCCGTATAGCTAACTCTTATATTTTCCACGCTATAGATATTTTCATCAATCTTATAACCTGGATTTTTAGTTATGGGTGAATCACTCCATGCTTTGTCATGCCAAATAATTCTATTATTTGGATAGGCATAAAAATGACCGCTGTCTGCTTTAAACAGATGAGCACATTTGTGTTCGCTTGTTTCAGAAAAATTAGTGTCAACTATTCCTTTATTTTCCCAACCCCAATCAAGCGTAAACAGATATTCTCCCCAAACACGTTGACTAGAAGGAGTAATTAGTTGTGCTCTCAATCCTCTAAATCGTGCACGAATAGACACATCAATATATGGGCTAAAGCAGTCCCAATATACAAGTTCTTCTAATGGAAGAGGATCGCACTCTTTCCAACAAAATGCAGACAGCGGACGACGGGTCCAGTTTACACCATTTGATAGAAATGCTTCAAAAAGTGGTACACGATTTTCAATAGAAGCTACTGAGTGTATATTAGCGGGAGTATATTCACCATGACCCCTTTCATGATTGAAAAGATATTCGTTTCTTATGAAACACGTAATATTCGGGGTGTTATGATTTAGATAAGGCATCCTATTATCTTTCCCATCCTTTGATTATATTAGGATCAAAATTATTCTTAGAAAATGTCATGCGATCTACAAGTTTGACTACATTTTGTTTTATATGATCATTGATAGCAAATCCTTCTTGACTTGAAACTCTAAATCCATCAACTGTACGAACAAACGTTGACATCTTTTTAAGCGTTTCAAGTTTGCGTATTATAATAAGTTTTGCTTCAACGATAGCGTTTTGCAATGCATAGACAAGTTCTAGGTTTTTCTTGTTCTCATCAGAGAAAAACTTTAAAAACTCATCTCGTTTAGCAGTCGCACTCGCTTTGCCAGCTTCACTCTTTTTAGATTCAATGTCTTTTGCATACTTGTCATTTATCCATGCAAGAAGATTGCGAACATGAGCAGCGGTATCGGTTATAGTTTCACCACGACGTACCAGTGTGTTGTTGAATGTTTCAAGAGTCTGTGCGAGCGATTGATCTGATTCAATCTCACGAAGAGTTGAACCACTAATCTTTTGAAAGAGCGACCCTGCTTTTGATAGAGTCGCTGTTAACTCTTCGGTTTCTCGTGCAGTTAAGGTAGCTTTACCTGAAAGATCACGTATGTATGTGTCTGAAAACCACACGCTTGGAGTACGCTTAAGCACGCTTGAGTCAAATCCGTATGAAGCCTTCATGGTCTCAAATGAATTTCCAGTGTACTGAGTATGAAACATTACACCAATCTTTGATGCCTTTATAGTTTTTGCGAGAGCACTATCGTTTGGTACTGCATAGACGATAGTATTTGGTTGAAACGTAAGATACTCAACTCCATCAAATCTTTCAACCTTTAAATCTTTTTGAGTGTATGCAAGATCTCCTTGAAGCACTCCTTTGATACCCAACTTTTTAAATTCATTATAGGCAACGGTGAGTTTGTCTGCAAGATCACCACTCGTATCGGCCTTTATATCACTTTCACTCTTATAGACTTTTGGATTTTTATTAAAGATGCCTTTCTTAGCAACGAAAAATTGTCCATCACTTGGGTCGGTTCCAACAAATATTGCTGGAGCACCGTCAAACTTTGCAGCGACGTCATATGATTGAGGGCTATTGCCAGCCAACATGTCTCTCATACTACGAAGTGCGATGATTGCTTCGCGTGCACCCTTTACTCCTCCATATAACACCTGATCCTCAATATGAACCATGTGCAAATTTTTACCTTCTGTTGAGGCTTCAGTTATGTGTTGTTTAAAGCTTTTCATGTTAGAATGTTATGATGTCACGATTGCTCGCTGGTTTGTCTGTGACGACTATTCGGCCAGCACTATCACCTCGTGATGGTGATTTACTGTAGATTTTTGGTGTGCCGTTTGGATATTTCGCGGTTGGATCAAACGTCTGATCTTCGCGGCGACCTCGCAATCTAAAATATAGGTCATGACTGTCTGCATACTTTTCGGCTGAAGTAAGTTTTCCATTTACTGTCAAGACTCCGTCATTGAATTTTGACTGTACATTCATAGGACCAATATACATATAATCGATTGGACCTCCCATGGCTAAATTTCCAACTACAAGCAGTTTTTTATCGGCGTCGTTTAGAACGCCATAAGTATCTGGAACTTTTTGACCAGCTTTTAATTTATTTTTAAGGTGTTTTTTATACGCAGCAGCATAGAATCTATAGCCGATTCCAGGTATAATCTCTTCGATACCTCGTAATCCTCCGCCAGCAAGTGAAGGAGCGCTCTCGCCCTTCATAGAAATGTTTACAAATGTTCCGTTCTTTAAAAATAACTGAACGTCAGTATACGGCTCTGATCCACTTGATTGGCGACCAGAATATTTTTCTGCATTGACCACGTTTTTTATATAAGAGTCGTCACTTTTAACAGTTATCGATTGCCCACCATTCTTTTTAACTGCATATTTTACTGCTTTAACAAAGGATGATTCTTGACGCTCAGCTGATATACCAGCTTCTGTAATATATTCTTTAAAGCTTTTCATATTATTCTAGTTTTACGAATGGGGCAGATACGTCAGAAGATGATGACGCATATGAAATACATGCAGTTACAAAATCGTCTTCGATCTTTTTTGATTTGATAATACTTATAAGTTGTAATCCAATAAATTTACTAAAACACCATGACACTCCTTTTTCAGAGCATTCCTTAACAAAATCTTCAAATTTAAGTTTTGTAGAATCCTTTGCATACTTTTTGTAGTTGTCGTAAAACTCAGTGTATATTTTTGAATCTGCTTTATTTAATCCATCTCTTAATGGTTTTACATCAGTAAGTTGCGGAGCCTTTAGACTGCGAAGAATGCCTTGAATTGGTCCATAAGATAGTTTGCCTTGATTGGCATTCTTTCCCTTAATCTCTCCTTGAAATGTTTCAGGAAATGTACGAAATTGAATTTTTCCATCTACTGTAAAATAGACATAAACGTCTTTACCTCCAAAAAATCCCTGTGTACCGGTAGTATAGTCAGTAAATTTAATGACCTTTTTCTTTCCACCAAAATTATAATATGAAAGATGTGCTTTACCCTTCATTATCTTTAATGATACGCCAATAATATCTTTGGATTTTAAATTCGCTATCAACATGTTGTTGAGATCAACAATATTCTTTGCTTTGGTAAGATCAGCCCTTGATCCTGCGGCAGAGACCATATAGATATCTGCTGGTGACCATTTATTTAAATTACTAAAAAGTTTTTCTTGACTATTTAATTTCTTCCAATGACTCTCAAGTTTATCAACCCAAGGAGAACCACGATGAAATGTATACTGTTTGCCTTTAAATTCTTTATATAGCTCTTCAGCACCGAGTATCGAAGAAGCTCTCCATTCACCAGTTAATTTGCTTTCGATATTGCTTATAGTTTCATCTGTATTGGATTTAGAGTAGGCTTTTTTAATATCTTCTTTTGTATATTGTTTAGATCCGGCCCACTTGGCTTGCGCAAAAACAGCTTGAGCAGACTCACCTAATTTTGTAACATCTGCTCCGGCACCAGATCCTCCTCCGCCTCCAAATTCTTTATTTTTCTTAAGATCTGTAAATTTGTAGGTATTTTTATCAGTTCCAACAAGAATTGATTTTTTAATATCTTGTTTTTTAGCTACTTTAGAATATAGATCTTTATCAAAAATAAAGATAACCTTCTTTCCGTTGTTAAGTTCAAACGCATCTTTTTCTTTAAACTTTTTAAGAAACAAGTCTATGCGCCAATCGTACTTATAAATTTCTTGTTGTGAAAGTGATGCCATAACTATCTTATCTATTTATAATTTCTTATGTTCTATATAAGAATGATAGAGTTCTAGTTCTTTAGAATCTGCTTCTATTTCCCATGGTGACTTTTCATAGTCATAGTCTTTGTATATCTTGCCCTTCCAGCGGGCAGCATTTGGTTTTTTTGCATAAAAACATAACTCATTTCGATCATACTGTTTTAGATGTACAAATTCATGGGCAAGCACTACCATAATAGCATGATACGATTCGTCATGATGCAATCTAATGATATAGTCTTCGTCTGGATCATCTTTGTAGCATTGATAGCAATCTCCAAATACTTTTTCATTTTCAACCAATCCTTTTACAAGTTGTATCTTTATACGTATATTACGTTTTCGTGGAAGCAATTGTTTTAGGTAAAAGTATGAAACATCATGCAACAAACGTTTTAGTCGTTTATCGCTGTTTGAGCCATATACCTTTATACAGATCATACAACAATACTTATAAGAAAAACTGGGATCCTAGTTTTAGGATCCCAGCATATTTTTAAAGGTTATAATAGAGATAAATTATTTTTTAATGAGTTTATAAAGTTGGTCTGCAACAACTTGAGCAGACTCCCAATCTTTATTTTCTATGTTCTTTTTCATAGCATTAGTCAAACGAGTAATTTTGCCTTTGTCATTTCCGGTGAGTAGAGCTTTTACATTATCGGCTGCTTTTTCTAATTCGTCTGGTTTAAGAATATATTTTCCTTTAATTGCATTCCATATTCCTCTAAATGGCCCAATGACCCAAGGCTCAAGTGTTCCTCCAACTCCTCGACTATAGAGTGATAATAATACAAATGGACCCACTACAACCAATGCAAAATAAGTAGCAGCGAGAGCCCGTATATACATAAGAGAAGCACCGGAGCCAAGTTGTTGCGCAGCTACGTTAATACAAAAGTCCATTATAATAGAAAAACTTACGGCAGGTACTTCATTAAGTTCTTGTTTTTCCTCAACTATAGCACGAACGATTTCCTCTATAAATTGTTCATTAGTAGAGATTTCTTGAATAGAAGTGGTATCGTTAGTATTATTTTCTAGAATATTTCTAGCAGCTTCAATTAGATGTTTGTTTTCCATTTTTTTTAGTTTATTTAGTTTATTTTATGCGTAGGACTCGATCATACGAGCAAGGTCGCCATCAGAAACTTCAACGCCTGCAGCAAGTGCTCCTGCAGCCATATTCAAGCCACGAGAGAGTTTACGAAGGTTAGCACTCTGTTTGCTTTTGCCTTTACGAAGCAGATCAACAACGTGTAAGCGAGCTTTCTGATCAAGATTTAAACCGTCTTCAAGCTTCATCTCTCCTACAATCTTTTCCATAAAGTCATAGATTTCAGTTTCTGTAGGGTCGATGTTGATAATAAATGCACGAGTACGAAGAGCGCCGTCTGGATCAAGCTTATTAAGATCGAGGTTTGAGATAAAGATAATCTTTCCAGTAAATTCGAAATAGCGTGGAATCAATCCTTGATCGATAATTTCATCGTCGCTCATGTCGTCTTCAGGATCGACAACGTTTTTACCCATCTTGTTCCAAACGAGCTTGCGAATCTTTTTGGTATCGGTAGCAGCCTTTAACAGGTTGCGTGCTTCTTGATCACCAAGTGCGTCGTCGCTGTCATCAAAGAAAACAATATCATTTTTATAACGAAACAGCAATGAATAGAGACCAGCTGCGCTTGCAGAACCAGTATTCTTGAAATAGCCGTTTCCATCACTCAGTCCCATGCTTGAAAGAATCTTTTCAGTAGTGTGTGTTTTACCAACACCACCTTTACCAGAAACGAATAGCGCATTCGCTGCGCCACTTACAGTAAGCTTAACAAGATTTTCAAGATCTTTTAGTTGTGCTTCAAAGGACAAACGATCTTGATTTTTTTCAAGTTCTTCTACTTCAGGAGAATAACTGTATTTTTCTTTGGCTGCTCCCTTTGAAACTGTACCAGACACGATTCCGATGCGAGCCATAATCTTTCCCTTTTCAGCTTTGATCTGCTTTAGGTCTTTTGCCTTGCCAACCCAGACATACTTGATGCCTTGCTTTTCAATATAGTTTGGATATGCCGCTGAAAGAGCGTCAAAGATTTTAACACCTGGAACACCAAACATGCTGTAAATTTTGCTCTTTACAAAATTTGGATCGACGAGATAGTCAGCAATCTCATCAAAGATGGCTTCAAAGTCATGATTGCCACGAGCTTCATTCAACACTCCTTCATAGAGTGGCACTTCGTCAGGCATGCTGTAAATCTTGCCAAGTTCGGCAGTTCCAGCGCTTAAGATGTCTGCGATAATAGGCAAAGTCTTTACAAGTGATACATCCTGATCAAATTCAATATGAAAAGGAACTGGATTTTTACCGTTCCAATAATCTATCGAAGTAAGATTATTAAGCCCTACAAGTGAGCTTTGTGTCCAGTTAAAACGTACACTCATATTGCGCTTTGCCGAGTAAAGACGTAATCCAAAACCAATACCGTTAGAGTTTGTATATTTTTCTAAACCAGGATATCTGAAAAACGTTGTGCCAGTTTTCTTCTTGAGATAGCGTTGAATGATGAATGCTGCTTTTTCTACAGATGATGTAGAGAGTGCCTCTGTTAGGTAACGTTTAAATTCGGTTAGTCGTGACATATAGTGTATTTATAAAATAATTTATGTATTATTTATATAATTACACGTTTATGCTACTATAGTCTCTATTTTTTCGTTGACTATTAAATGGAGTGCTTACTACTGGAGAACTATCACCATCATTGGTAATATTTGCCATAGGATCTGAAATATCATATAGTCTCATCTTTGAAAGATCAATTCCGATAGTAAATCGTTTGTTGCTTGTTGGATCATTATAGCGATTCTTAAGCTGCTTGACCATAATTTGATTCATCTTATCAAGTTGTTCGGTGCGAATAAACGCAAGCATCAAGTCGGCCGTGGCAGGTAGTCCAAAACTTTCGCTGGTATCTGTAATTTCTACATCTGAATTATTAAATCCTCCGCGAGTGACCTGAGTGGCACTCCATATTGGTACATTAAACTCAACTGCTAAACCGCGAAGTTCTTCAGCAATACTCTTGATTAGACTGTATGTGTTAACGCTTCCACCAAGCCCCTTCATTCGACTGCTAGCACAGATATTTAGATAGTCAACATAGATAATGTCTGGCTCAAATTTTTTCTTGAGTTTTAATTCTAGCAACAGCGCTCTAAAGTGACCAACGTGAGCAGCTGCGGTTGGATATTCCTTTACGATAAGTTTTCCATGAGTTCGCTGACTTATAGATGATACCTTAGAGCGAAACTCATTTTGTGATAGATCTTTAAGCTTATCGATTCGTATATCAAGCAGATTTGCATCGATACGTTCTGCGATACGTTCCTCAGCCATCTCAAGAGTAATATACAAGACATTTCGGCCTTGAGCAAGAGCCGCACTTGCCATATGACACATACCAAGACTTTTTCCACATCCTGTACCAGCAAGAATAATGTTTAGTGTTTTTCTTGGAATTCCACCACCAGTAATTGTATTAAACATATCCAAGTCGAATGGAATCTTATCTTCAGTCTTGTGATAAAACTCATAGCGACCGTCTACGTTTTCAAGATAATCATGCCCAACGTTTGTATCAAATGTTACACTTAGTGCTTTGCTAAGTATGCTTGGAATAGCACCTTCAGCTTTATCTTTTACCTTGCCATCTATGATAGAAATTGATTCTATGATTGCAAGATGCACTGCACGATCTTTACACCATTTTTCAGTACTATCAAGCAGCCATTCACTTTCTACGACTATTGGACTTGCAAGTGATTGAATATGAGTCAGAGCATCGGTTGCATTCGGATGACGAATCTGTTCAGAATTTTGAAATTCGATTGCAAGCGCTGTTGAGTTTGGCAGCTTATTATATTTTGTAATAAACTTTAAGATGCAATCATAGACTAGACGAGACGCTCCTTCAAAATATTCTGGTTTTAAATGTGGTAATGCTTTACGACAAAATGATTCTTGATGTATTAAATTATTAATTATAGTGCTTTCGAGACTGCTATCCATGATTTCCTATTTTAAAGTCTTGATTTGAGAGTATATCGTTTAAGACGTCACCAATATGGTTTTTAAATACGTCATCCGTATCTAGATCTATCTTATCTAGATTTTTTGGTATGTAAATAATTTTATACGCAAAAGATAATTTACATACTCCATTATTTTCATCTTCATTTAATCGAATACTTCCATATTTGTAGATTAGATTAGAATATTGACCACTAGTTAGTTTAATTGCATAAACTTTATCGTTCGATGGATCGTCTACGAATATATAATCAGTTATTTCGCTTGGCATAATTTTTAGTCACATGTGTTTCCATAGTGTTCAGGCAGCCAAACATACGAAGAAACTACATATTTTGAGTTGGATACTGGAGTTGCACCCTTATGAGGATACATAAAATATGGAGGGAAACATAGTACGTTGCCAGCTTCTGGTTTTATCGCAATTTCTGTTCCGATATCAAACAACGTTTCTCCGCCTTCAGCAACATCGTTGAGATACCAAAACATTACGATTGCTCGTTTACTAGAAGGAATATCACAATGATCAGTATGCCAATCAAAGATTCCAGTTCCTGGTTCATAACGCTTTATTCGTGGAGCTTCAAAATCTTTTAGCGGTTCATAGCATGGCAGTCTGTCTTTTAGAATGTTGCATGTTTTTTCAAGATAATGATTGTTTACTGCCCTCATGAGCTGCATCATTGGCACTCTAAATTCAGAGAACGCATCATGATCAAGCATGTTGATTTCACCAAAATCAAATATTTTATTTTTACGCTGTAGCTTTAATGGATCTGAAGCACCGATAGAATCATAGGTGTCTATAAGTGCTTGACACATATCAAGCGGCATCGCTCCCTTGAGCAGCATTATATAGTCTGCAAGAGTTTTCATTCTTCTTCAAATGTAACTTCGTCCTGAGAATCATCGATCATGTCTCGTAGACCGATCGTATATTTCTTCTTGATATAAGAAGCAAAATCAGTTTTGGTAAAGATTGTTTCCCAAAAATCTTTCGTAAGAGTCTGAGCTGCACGAAGATTTGCAGTAAGTTCAGTCTTTGTTGCTGGATCATATGCAACATACCAACCATTCTTTGGTTTTACTACATAGCCACCATCTACTGCAATATCAAGAAGACCACTCCATTTTTGAATGCCGCCTTCCCAACTTACGCTAATCGGAATCTTACTCTTTTCTTTTACGAATCTAGATTTTTCAACGTTGATAACAAAATGATAGCCTTGAATCTCTGTGCCTTCTTTGTCTTGCTGACGCCCCAAAATCCAGATGTTGTCGGCAGAATAGGTGATGCCTGTTCCACCGCTAACGACAGCTTTACTAAACATCTCTTGAGTTTGATATGTATGGTTAATTGCGAGAAGCGGAATATTCTTAAGAGTAAGATATGGAGTCACCATACGAAACAGACCCTTTAGACTTTTTGCTCGAGTCATGTCAGCGACACTCTTTTCATTCATCGCATCTTCAAGTTCTTTCTTGGATGCAAGGTTTCCTACCGAATCCACGACGATGATAACTTTGTCTTTGCGATCTAGTTCTTCAAGCTGATTTACGATATCAAACTTGAGTTCTTCGATATTTTTGATTGGAATATGAAGCACTCGATTTGTGTCAATACCAAAACTTTCAAAATATGCTTGCGGACTTCCAAACTCGCTGTCATAAAACATCAAGCACGCATCGCTATGCTTCTTAAGATACGCGCTTGCCATAAGCAACGCAAAACTTGTTTTAAAGTGTTTACTTGGACCTGCGAGTACGGTAAGACCGCTTGTAAGTCCTCCATCGATGCTGCCGCTCAGCGCAACGTTAATCATTGGAACGCTTGTACTCGTAACATCTTTATCAGAATAGAACGCACTCTCTGCAAGTACTTCAGCTTCTTTGATACGACAATTCTTTTTTAGTTTTTCTAATACTGATGACATAATTTATTTGTGTTGTGTTGCTATTATAATATATTCTTTTGTAAATGTACATTATAAAAAGAATGAATCTAAACTATTATTCTGATTCAAATCTTTTTCGATGCCTGTCCAATGCGGATAAAATTCTCTAGACAAATGAACTGATTGTGGTTTTTCCATCTTTGCAAAGTCTAGCTCTCCAAGACTGTTTGCTAGATAGTCTGTCCATCGAATAAGCTTTGCTCTAGTCGCTATTCGTTCAGCTTCATCTGCAAATATCTGTCGACACTCGTTGCGTTGTTGCCAAGACCCATAGAATGGCTGACCTTTATAGTAGCCAGTTTTTGGCAACTTTCGAGATGGATTTTCAATCAAAAGCGGTTCATATATAGAGACGTCATCGATAGGCAACGATTCTACCGCTTCGACATATCGTTTTACAAGATCCTTAGTATTTTGAATATAGTCTGGAGATATTCTGCAAAGATGATGTCTGATATCGATGTTGCCAAAATAGCACTCAAGCGCTTCAACTTGATTTAGATCTTTATGGGGAATAGTATCTCTGATTCCATCGTTGATCACTCCGTTTAATGTTTTAAACGGGATAGAATTTACAGTCCAACCTGGACGATACATACAAATCGAATGAGAATCTCCAATCACAACCTTGCTTGTTATGTGTGGAAACTTTAAGGTTGGAGCGTGTATATACATACGCTTAAGATTTTCAAGGTCGACTTCGAGCCATTCTTGTTGAATAGGTTTTTTGGCTTGCGTCGCCTTAGAGATTCGTTCAGACAGCATTTCATGATATGCTGGAAAATCACATGCCAACGAAATGACACGACCTTTAAATTGAGAAAATGCTTTTACGTTTTTGACGTTTGAATATTTTTCGAGGCCTCCAAAAAGATTTAACGTACCAAACCAATCGTTTCCATGATAAACGTATAGTGTATCATATTGATTATAGTCGTCGACCTTTCCACCAAAATTAATGTCAAGATCAACTCCAGATTGTCGAATCATATCGGCATAAATTACACCCTGTGATGAACGATGAGACGATGGTCTATCGCTAATTGAATTAAATGGGCAGCTTAACAGTGCTTTCATCGACATACTATACTCTAAATTTATATCTTTGTAAACTATTTTTTCTTACAATTTTCAAAATGCCGATAACCCTTTCCATCTAAGATAACTTTACCTTCAGGATGTTTAGCTAAGCTAAAATTATTTGGAAAAATCCAATTATATGGAATACGTTTTGTAGGCGATTTAACGTTATGATTGATAGCTATATGTTTGTAAAATAGGCACGATTTATCTTCTATGTTTAGCATTTTTTGAGCAGTCATCGGGTTGCGAGAGTCTTCACATAATATCTTCATCTGCTCGAGCCAGAGTTTGCACATATCGTTTTCTGCAACAAATTGACCGTCACCATCTATAGAATATTGTGCTTTGCCGTTTATATTTTTGCCTCCGAAAATTTGATGCAAACCATCAAAATGACCGGTTCCTCCATATAGCACACTCTCTGGATCCACTAGATCTGGAAACGACATAGCAAGATAGCGCGCGGCATTCTTGCATGGATAGAGCGGAGAACGAAAGCCTTGATGCTGCTTAAAATATGCTTCCATCAACTTAGCAAATTCCATCATCGTATACGGACGCTTAAGATTTTCAAGATGATGAGACATCGCTGTTGCTGCTTTCAACGGTCCAGTTAACAGCCAATCTTTTACGTTTGTATTGAGTGGATAGTATATCTGAAACAAGTCGTTTCTAGCATGACGATTTCTAGAAAAATGATCGCGCGTCGATTCGATACCGTTTTCAATCAGATGTGTCAATGTTCCCCAATGTTCGTTCGTAAATGAAAAGACGAGTGTATACCATAGAATATCTTTTAGATCTGTCATGCCTCGCATCAAATCACAAAACGGATGTTCATGCCAATGCAAGCGGTGAGAAAAGATTTGATAGTCTTCGGCCAGCAGCTTGTCTTCTCGTTTATCAAATGCATGACAAAATTCAAAAAACTTTTCAAGCCTCTGATCTAATGTCCAGTTTCTCATCCAACTGTCTATCGGCTTTTTACCATTTTTTAGCGGAACGCTATGGTCAGTGTCTTCGTAGATAATGTTGTTATATTTTACACCATCCTCGATAAAATCTTCAAGAGTATTTTTGTTGCTAATCATTTTTCCCAATCTCGATATGAATCTGTGTTGTCTATAATTGATTTATCATGAAGAATTGGATCGGTTCCAACATTCCACATTAAAATTCTACGACCAGTATTTTTTGGAATATATTTCCATACCTTTGCATCGTAGGTATTTACTGTAGGAAATGGAGGTAGATTTTCAGTCTTTTCGCTTTGAGGAAAATCTAACGGTTCTGAAATTACGTGTGCTCGACCCAACTCTCCTGCCTTTAAGTTTCTAGCTACAGCGATACATGTAAACTTTGCATTAGGCCAAGCGATTTGAAGAGCTCGAGCTAAAACACCAGTTGATATGGCTACGTAAACTTCTTCTGGTTCTTCTATTGTTGAGGCAGCATGTACTATAGCCGCAGTAGCTAATTCGTGTTTAAGACCCAACGGAATAAAGTATGCTCCATTTTCTGATGCCCAACGTTTAGCATAGAGATTCAAGTTTGGCATCGCAGCGATTCTCTTAAAGTATGCTTGAGCTCCGCGTTCGATGCAACACGCTTGATGAACAGAAATTTTCTTTGAAGATGGCATAAAGAGTACGATCTTTTTACCAACATGGCGTTGCGCGACATCACACAAAGAGACTCCTGCTAGTCCTACACGAGGCTGACAATACACGAGTGTGTCTGAATCAATCTTGGATATAAGCAAATCTCCAGCTCGTGTCTTTGTGCCAACGATTAGATCATCTCGAACAACAAGCACTCCCTCATGCTCGACTACAACTGGATCAGGATTGTATGGAGTCCAACCTTCACACAACGAAAGATAGTATTGCTTTGCTTCATGTGGTGACATGAGCCCAATGTCTTTGTTGTAACCGTCTATGATATGTGTATTGTGTGACATATCAAAGTGATTCTACTAGTTTTTTATACTGCTCTGCTGTCAAACCGTTTTCTTTAAGTATCTTGTCTCCTGTTGGATGAAAAGACAATTCATTGAAACTTTTAACCAATCCAAGTTCTAGCATCGCGCGCTGACGTCCAAACGGATGAACCAACTTGCTAGAATTCCAAATCTCATCCAAATCTAGATGACCATACGCATCTCCAGGCTTTACATAATTTTCAAGATATCGAATAAAGTCACAACATACATCTTCGACGTTATACGGATAGCCACCAGTATCGTTATAAAGGCTTATCATAATTTCATCGACAAGCTGATCAGCCTTCATCTTTGTCTTTGACTTGGCGAGATATGAAATACTTTGAATAGCATTGCTGCCATAGTAGAACAGTGACTCTTTGTTTACAAACTCTGGAAACCAGTCAGCGATGTCTGCAACTATAGCAGCATACTGAAAATGATATTGACGCAGACCGTTGTCTACGTTCCACTTTAACATATACGAACCAATTTCCCGTAAATCTTTCTTGCCTCCTGCAGTTAAAAAATCTGCTAGATCTCTTGCAAGTTTTGGAGCATACTCACAAAGATAATAGTCACCGCCTCTTTTGTAAGAGGTATTTTCTGGTTTTGGAAATGCTGGAAACTGATAACCTACCGAAGTATAGAATGAATTTTTCTCATAGCGAACGATATCAGTCATCTTCTCAATGCTGTCTGCACGATACAACTTGAAAAGCAGTGTATTATGATAGCCACTCGGTTTTAACGCATAGTTGATAGCAGAACCACATACTCGATGCAAGATAAAAACATATAGCCATTCAGCTAAACCGAATGTGTCTTGCTTTCCTGTCCAGCTATTAGCTACTTCTACTCGTTGAGCAGAAGCTTTACCAGCTTTCATTTTTTGCCAATAAGGATGACTCGATGTCCATCCATGAAAGCAGTCTTGAACGATTTGAGAAAATCCTGCATAGGCACGCTCTACTACATCATAGAGTTCAACCTTTTCCATTAGATCATCACCGATATTGCTATCAATGTGATTGATCATGCCATATGGCGCAGTTAGACTTACATTACATTTTTCTTGCTGCTCCTTAGCAAGAGCATAGTAGCGTAGAAATTCTTCGTAGTATTCTGTTTTTTCTATCATTGTTAATCGTTTTTAGGACGATTTAAAAAATCACGACCTTCAATCTGACCGTCCATGCCGTTGCGACAATAAGAAACGATAAACGAACAGTAGTTGATCATATCTTTTGCAGAGTCTTCAATGCTTTCAAAGTTTTGAACATAAGTTGCATCATTTTCCATAGCAGCTACTACACTTCGCAGACGAAGCATCTTGGCATGAACGATATCAAGCAGAGTAGCTACACCGCGAGGATAATAGTCAGCCTGTCGTATAATGCTGTTTGGATTTTGATAGTCGTTGCCCTTTTTGAGTTGTAATTCTGCACACTCTTGAAGTACACGAATTGATTCACGTTCTGCTTTCATAATTTTATTAGCCTTGACCGCGAGAAAGTTTCTTATAGTTTTTAGACTGCTTAAGATGAGAAGTTTTGCTTTTGGCATGAATGCCTTTACGCTTAATTTTCTTTTGTTGTACTTTGATTCCAGTGTGTTTCATATGTGTTATTATATATTAGATTTAAATTTTGTAAACATTAAAGATTATATTCTTGAATATATTTTTCGGAAATACATTCTTTTTTATTTAGGCCATGACGAGACATACGAGATAGTGGAACTCTTTTCCTGCAAAAAATACAGTAACATGTGCCTTGTCTATAGGGGGCAGGTCTTCCAGTAAGTGTTTCAGATATTTTCTTCTTATGCTCGTCACTATGTCTTTTGCCTTTTAATGTGGTAGATATTTTTTTGTTGCGTTCTAAGTTTGCTCCAAATTTCATTCCTTTTGTTGGGCTTGTTCTTCCTTTAAGTTTCTTACTGATTTCAGAGTAATCAGTTGAAGAAACTCTTTTTTCAATATGTTCCGGTGATTGTTTATAACCGTCAACATCTCTTCCACAATCCCAGTATTTTTTTAAAGAGTTGTATGCCATAGCATCTTCAGCGAGACCGTATTTTAGCCACAATTCATAATGAGCCTGACTATGTTCACTTGGAGTTAGATATTCAATATTATCGTCATCATCGGATCCTCCCTGATGCTTCGGTATTATATGATGACGATGGTATCCTTTTTTGCGTGGTTTCATATACTTTATTTATATAAGAAACCTACCAATTTTACATAATTTTTATTATTCGTTAAGTGATGCAATATATTTCTCTATTAAGTAAAAATGTCGACTATACACATGCAGGCTGCCAACTTGCCAAGTGATTTTTCCAGCAGTTATCTTATCTGCCTTTTTAATTCCGCAATTATAGTCATAGACAAGTTTGTCTTGAACATACTTTTGCCACGCATAGTCATTTCGATATCCGTATACCACATCGTTGCTCCGCATCTGTACAACAACTTCAAGCATGCCATCACGAATAAGATATTGAACTGCATTCGTGCAGATAAAGTCACTCATTCCATTCACACACCAATTGCTGTGCATAGACGGTCGAGTATAGATCGCGACTGCTCGACGACTGTTTGGTGAGCGAGTCAACTCCATAAGCACATTTTCATACTGACAATAGTTTTCTGAACTAAACATCAGATAGCCATAGTTGGAATTGATTTTACCATCACTGCTAGAGACGTCTTGCCAAATTTTAGGAACTGTTCCTGGTATATCAGCAACATACAAACTCATTGACAGATACCAATCTAGTTCGCGCTGAATATAGTCATCGTTAATTTCACCAAAGATACTCGGTTCATCTGCACAAAAACTTGCACCAACAAGTTCAAGCGTCGATGCACCAGTTTTGTCAGTGATAAATTTTTTAGTTTTGTATTGATCTACAAAATGTTGTCGTATTTGACCTATTGTCATATTAACCAAAGATAGTTTTACGGCATGCAACGATTAGACTTAAATGATAGTTGTCCTGCTCTTCGAGGCAACTATTATGCTCGGCAAGCTCATCATAGTTTTCAGACAACTCGCACTCTATAATCTTATTGACTTGAAGTGGTCGATCATTCGTGATATAAAGATAGACGTCAGAGATGCCATCTTTAATTGAGTGACCATTCTCAATGGAAGACCATGAGATGTTGTTGAAACAATCTTGACGTTCGACAAAATCAACTACCTTTGAAAATAGTTGATCTCGTAAAACATCAGTAGAGTGAGAATTTTTATTCGCACAAAACATTGAATATATGCGTTCAATTATGGTATGTGTGTCAGTCATATTAAGATTTATACACAGAAAAATTCCAGACAGTAATTTTTTACCATCTGGAATTTTTTCTGTAATCAATGATTAGAGATTTTTGGTTTTACGACGCTTTGGTTTTTCAGTCGCGCTAGAAAAATCTTCAGCGATTTCTTGAGGAGTTGCGATCCAGCAAAAGACTTCTCCGTCTTCGTTGTTTTGAGACAACACTTCATCATTTTCAACGCTTGCTTCGACTGCCTTCTCAACAGTTGGTTTAGCAGCAACCTTTTTCGCGGCACTTGGTTTACGACCACGTTTAGTTGGACCTGCCTTTAGAGCAGCTGCGATAACTTCTGCTGGAGGAAGTTGTGGCAAATAACGACCGTAACCTACCGAATTCTTTTTACCAAGAAACGTGTGGTAGATTTCACGACAAGTCAATCCGTATGATTGACCGATTTGGAAAACCTCCTTAGCAGTAAAGCCAGCGGAGGAGTTTGGACGAGAATTGAACTCGTCAATCATTTCTTTTACGCGTGTTAGCATATGTTTGTTGTTTGTTGTTAGGAGAGTATTATACCGTAAAAATTATAGGATGTACACAACTTTTTAAGAAAAATCAAATTGAGTCGAGACTATATTGCTCGACATCATAGCTGTCGAATTTCAAAAGATCGCTTCGATTTTCTAGCGCAGCGATATATTCTGCTTTAGCACGCTCTGCAGCTTCAGTCGTAGAAAAACATCCGATGACTCGGGTGCCAATAAAGCTAAATTGCATCTTTCCAACTAGTGTATAGATTTCCATATTTTGTTTTTAATGTATCAGTGTTCCTTAGTCAAGTTCGTTGTGACGCTTGATGATGTTAAAAAGATTATCGCGAAGGCGCATACGATCAACGCTATGCTTGTCGTAATCGATGAAGTTGATTGCTTCGTGACTTAGCGTCATAAGCTCGTCAATAGTCTTCATCAGCTTCTCAATAGTTTGTTCAACTGTGTCTATTTGCATACCTTATTGTATTGGTGTTAGTCTTCCCATCCTTCGAAGAGGATCTTACCATTTTTTTCAAGACGAGTAAACGTCAGTTGAGGACATTCGCAGTCGCCAATCTCGGTGCGACTAGTGGTTCCCCTCATAGAGGTTGCCATTTTAGGTGACCGCGACCATGAAACGATAGTTTCTGTTCCAGCACCACCGCCGAAAATCCGAGGAGAGTGGCAATAGTTGATTTTAGTGAACTTGTACATATGGTTGGCTTACGTGGTTATTATAGCATAAAACTCACGGAAAGTACACAACTTTTTTCAACAAAATGCGCTTTTTTAGGGCCCTTGGGTCATATTTTAGGCATTTTTATCCCCCGGGGAGGCCTGGGACAGGGATAGTGTAGTACAAATAACCACACTATCCCCAAACCTGCTTGCTGAGTGTATTTTTTACTTCAGAATATAAACATCCATCCAGGCAGGAGTGGACTTTACAAGCTGAGTGTATGATGATCTTGGAACGTAGATGTCAAAGACATATCCACGACCACGAGCAGCACTTTTGCGAGTAACGGCCGAACCACGGTCTTGGACGACGAAACTCCCATTTCCTACTTTTCCTTTCAAACCGGGAATGAATAACTTCGTTCCCATCTTGAAATCGGGGTGAGCAGCAACTGTCACACCGCTTTTTGCAGTTTTGGTTTTAGGACACGCAACCCTACTCCACCATGGAGATTCGGGATAATAGTATGTAATGCGTGCCTTTATTTTTGTAGCATTCTTAGGTGTTGCGTATGTTGAATGCGCGTGACTAAGAAGCAATAATGAGGTTATAATTGTACACAATAGTTTTTTCATCATTATTTTGTTTCCTTTCTATCTTTAGTATTATTTGTCCTCAGCAAACAAGGAGAAGTAATACCCTCCTCAGTTTCATAATGTGCTTATGAAAGTCTTAACTACAAATTTTTTC